ACATCATCACGCATTACAGCTCTTTTAAAAAGATTTTTAACTATTTCGTAATCATATGCAGATGTACGATCATTTCTTAATGATGGATAATCTAATTCTGGTAATTGTTTGAAATATGAGTTTGGTGAACCTTGATATGCCATTTTAATAACCCACTGTGTCTATTAGTTCGTCTTGATTTTGGTCTTGACTGTATATTGGTCTTAATTCAGCAAAGTTTAAACTCATCTTAATCGCAACTGGTTGAGAATCCTGATAAGCAGACCAATATCCACTTGGAGCATAATCGACTGCAATTGTTTTTAATGCAAGACCGCCTGGACTAAATCTATTTACAGTTTTTAAGATATCACCATCTCCAACTCCATTTTTATATTCTAAGGTAAATATATCAGGAGTTTTAAGAAAAGTTGAACTGTTAAATTTAGGAGCCATTCCTGACTTAAACCATCTAATAATTTTTCTAATTTCTTTACCTTCTTTTTGACTTCTTGCAATCATTAAAAAGTCAAAGTTAAAGTCTCTTAAAACAGGGCCTTGAAATAGTAATTCTGCATTAGGGTTTAAGACTCTTCCACTTGTTCTTGCCAAAAATTGGTCTTGTGACACTGACTGACCAGTAATTCTTGCTGCTCCCTCTGCCTGTGCTGCATTTAAGATCGCACTACTCAATCCTCCAAATCTCTTAGCCATATCACCACCTCTTTGTGCTCGAGCAGTTATTTTTTCAACGGCTCTTATATCTGCTTGATCAGCATCTATTCCTTCTATTTTATCAACATTTTTTCCACCAAACGGATTTAACCTCCCTCCTAAAACATTACCTACAACTCTTTGTCCCTGTGCAGCAGCTTGAACTGCTGTTAAACCAAATATATTTAATTCACTCTCTCCCCATTCACATCCATTTGTATCAACCACTTTTGGCATCGGTAAAAGAACACTACCTTGAAGTTGATTACCCAACATTGAATCACCTTCCACCACTCTTTCCAATTTGACTGGTCTTACAATCTCTCTATTATCAAAGGGGTTGAGAGTTATGCCAAGATTCCTCGTTTTTTCACCAATTGTGTTGTTAATTGTCGTTTTTTTAACATGAGGAGGTTTTGAACCATCAACAGGGCCAACGCTATTTTCATCGTTTCTCGCATATTCATACTTTGATATTTTAAGGTGATCTTGTAAAGGATCAATATCAAGAGGATATGTGAAAAAATCCGTGCCTGGACTGGTTCGAGTTGATTTATATGCAGCAAAAGCGGGTGGTTGAGTTGCAAGATTTGGATTTGCAATACCATCATCTATATTTGGATATATTGTTTCCTCTATGTTATTTTCTGTATTATCTCCTGCTTTATCTTCTCCGTTAAAAAAAGCTGTTTGTTCCTCTATTGTGGGTAACGATAGTGTATTAGTATATGAATCTTTATTACCACCATACTTATTAAAGTTGAAAGCTACTACAGCGTCGTCACTTCGTAATATGTCAGTAAATTGATTAGTCGTAGGGTCAATCGGTTTAGGGTTGAATGGGTCTGAATGATCAAGTATTCCAAGAATATTACCATCCTTGTCATACTCAAAAGAGACATTATCTCCTCCAACATTTAATATTTTACTTCTTGCCATTAGTTTGTGTTGTAAATTTTACTTCGTGGAACACTAATTCCTCTCATATCAACAAATTTTTCAGTGGGTAACTGCGACACATCGACCCATTCTGTGTCTGGAATACGATATGCTTGGCCTCTGACACCAGTGTAGAGATATTTATGCAGAGTTCGACGAGGAACTGCAACTGCACCCTGAGCAGAGTTATTTAGTAAGCTCATCGCAAGTTCTTCTCTTTCAGTCAATTTGACATAGTGAAGATTACAACCAAGAAATCCACCCGACCTCATTTCGATGACATATGATAAAGGATACATGTCATAATATGGTTGTTTTGTTTGTGCTTGATATGTGAAAAAATATAATTGTCCAGCAGCAAATCCAGCTGTGTCTGCAGCATCACTATCAAAGTTAGTTGACCCAAGTTCTTGAATTAATTGTTCACGAAAGTAATTCTCGTTAACTTGCCCACTAACTCTATCTAGTATGTTCTGTAGAATACTCATCTGATTCCTAATTCTTTTTCAGTCATGATTTTAAATTCTAACTTACGGTCTGTACAAAATTCTTTTGCTGCTTTCCACTTTGCTTGATTTTTAACATATGTCAAAGATTCGTTTATCATTGTTTTTCTTGATTTACCCTTCGTGACTTTTGGTTCAAGAGTTTCTCTCATTGGTTTCACCTCAATCACTGATCTACGAATATTACTGTCTTTATCCTTATATTTAATAAAAAAATCAGGAAAATATCTACGAACACGATTTGTTGTTGGGTCTAGATAGGGAATCCAGAACTCCTCAGACGCCCATTCAAGTATATTTTCGTTTAAATCGCAGTAATTCATGAATTTTCTTTCCCATAAAGACCTATAAATAATATTTTGAGAGTCACCTTTATACTTTTTAGGATTAGAAGGTCGATATATCCCTTTATAGCTCATATATAGTAATAACAACTTAAATTTATTTATCGTGTCAGAGAATAATTTATTCCCAAGAAAGAGAGATATTTTTCAGAAGAGTACGAAGGATGTACAAAATATTGTTGGTCGCCCGTCTGTTGACACACAATATCAAGCTATTTTTTCCTTTGGAAATTATCAAAATTGGTTAGAGTCTACAAATCCAATCGGTAGAAGTAGAACTAATGGATTAGACTTTAGAGAAAAAATGTCAATAATGTGTACTGAAGCGGAGTTGCCAGGCACAAGTTTTGAAACCAATCTTGCAGTTGGACATCATCAGGGTATTCAAGAGGAATTTCCAAGTCTTAGAAATTTTCCACCTCTCAATTTGACTTTTTACGTTGACGCAGATCATGTGATTCTTGAGGTTCTTGAAACATGGATGACATTTATTAATCCAATTGAAGTAGGTATGAAAAGAAATTTTAACGCTTTTGGTCGTTTTAATTATCCAGAGGACTACAAAGAAATTATGCACATCACTAAATTTGAGAGAGATGCATTTCAAGAATCTAGATCAAAGTTATCATCATATGAATTTGTAAATGTTTTTCCCAAAAACATGACATCGATGAAAGTTGCCTATGGTGATACAAATGTGTTAAGATTAAGTGTGACATTTGTATATGATCGATTCTTTGCAAAGTTTCATTATGATGATGCACTTTCTTCCGTAGAGAACACATCATCTGGTATTGTAAACTCAAATGACCAACTTGCAAGATACAAAGGTGGCCAGGGTGGACTACCTTTAGGAACCACAACTTTAAGAAGTGGTGGTATCATGCAAAGAGGAACTACTCCTTATAACAATCCAGACTCAAACTACAGAAATCGTAGAAAAAAAATGGGAAGAGGTTAATCTCCCATAAATAAAACACTGAATTTGTAAATTATGCCCTTACCAACGATTTCAACTCCTACTTATGAGTTGACTTTACCATCAACAGGTAAAAAAGTAAAATATAGACCTTTTTTGGTAAAAGAAGAAAAACTATTGATATTAGCACTTGATTCAAAAGACCAATTTGAAATCACAAACTCTGTCAAGGATGTATTGAAAAAATGTGTTCTTACAAGAGGAATAAAAATTGATGATTTACCTACTTTTGATATTGAATACTTATTTTTAAATATTCGTGCAAAATCTGTGGGTGAGGATATTAATTTGATTGTAACCTGTCCAGATGATAAAAAAACTGAAGTTCCAGTTACAATATATGTTGATGAAATTGAAGTTATTAAATCTAAAGATCATACATCAGATATAACTCTTGATAAGGACATGACACTTAGAATGAAATATCCCTCTTTAAATCAGTTTATTGAAAATAATTTTGATACAGAAGATAATCCAGAAACCACGGTTAATAAAACTTTTCAACTAGTGGCAGACTGCATGGAAACTGTCTTCACAAAAGAAGACGCTTGGGATTCAAACGACTACACTTCAGATGAAAGAATGAAGTTTATAGAACAATTAAGTTCAAAACAATTTAAAGAAGTGGAGAAATTTTTTGCGACAATGCCTAAGTTGTCACATACTATCGAAGTGACAAATCCAAATACAAAAAAGAAAAGTAGTATTGTTTTGGAGGGTCTAGCTGATTTTTTCGGCTAAGTATTGCAAGAGAGGATTTGGAGGCATATTATCGAATTAATTTCGCCCTCATGCAATACCATAAATATTCATTAACTGAGATTGAAAACATGATGCCTTGGGAGAGAGAAATTTATTTGACTCTCTTACAGGAATATATTGAAGAACAGAAACTAAAACAACAACAACGAGAGGGTGTTGAAAGGTATGGATGAAGAAGAGATTCTCCGTTCGAGTTTAGAACAATCTAACAAAATTGATATTGGTAATTTTTTTGGATCACCGATTGGTGGATTGGCTAACCGTGCCTTATTGCAATCAAATACAAGTTTAAAGTCAGCAACAAATAATTTTAATTTAATTCGAGCTCTACAAACAAGTTTAGAATCACTTAGAAATGAAATACAACAAATAACAAATTATATACTTGTCGATAAACAAGAGAGAGGTAAAATATTACAACAAAGACAATTAGAGGAATTTGAAAGAGAAGATGATATACAAAAAGGATTAGTAAGACCTGAGAGTGCTCAACCAAGAGGTTTAGAAGATTCTCTACCATTTTTTCCTGAGGCTAGATTTTCTGAAGGGTTGACAGCAGGCATGTCTAGTATTGGTGAACCCAAAGGTGTTGCCAAGTTCCAACAAGAAGTTCAAGGTTCAACACCTTTCTTCTTTGGTGGTCTTGTGCCTGGAAGCGGTAATGCTGATACTGTCAATGCTAAACTAACGCCTGGTGAATTTGTTGTTCCAAAAAATACTGTTGAAAATCTTAATCCTAATTTTTTTAAAGGTTTAATTAGTAGTGGTAAAAAGAATAAAAATGTTGAAAGTAATGATAATTTTACGGATGATTCATTCAATTTGAATACATCTATAAAATATTCGACAAGAGGAAATCCAGAAACAGGACAGATAGAAGTTGACCCTAATTCTTTAGAGTACCCCTTCATGCTTGAGGGAGCGACTCAACAGTTTTATCAGGATCAGGTTGAAGAATTAGAATCTAAAATTTTTGATGCAAAATTAGAGGCAAAAGTAGGAGGATATAAACCTAATATTTCTCACCTAGAGGAAGAACTTAATATGTATAAGGGAAAATATGACGATACATTAGAGTATGGTACTCGTTATGGTGTTGGGGGTGATAAGGATAATAAGGAAGATAATAAGGAAGGAGGATTCTTTAAGAATTTATTTGGTAAGAAAAAGAATGAAAATGTTAAAAGTGATGATAAGAAGGTTACTAAGATATCTGGCACTAGCGAGGTTGGATTTAAAGATCAACCAGATAAAAAAGCAGCATTTATAGATGCCAAAAATAGACAAAGAGCTAGTCAGGGATTACCACCCTTGTCAGGAGGAACAAATACCGAAGGTTTTGATAAAAATGTTAAGAGTGATAAGAAAAGCAAAGGATTGTTTGGTGGATTATTTGGTGGAGATAAAAAAAATGAAAATGTTAAAAGTGATGACAAAAAAGGAAGAGGTTTGTTTGGTGCAATAGGTGGAACTATAGACGCTGCTACTGGTAATCTTACAGACTTTGATAAACGAGGTGGTAAACCATTTGGTTTGATGAGAGGTATTACTGGTTCTATTGATGCCATGACAGGTGGACTGACTGACTTAGATCGCAGAGGTGGTAAACCATTTGGTTTAATGAGAGGTATTACTGGTATAACTGATGCTATGACAGGAAATTTATTTGATTTTGATCGAAGAGGAAAGGGTAAAGAAATGAAAGAGGGTGGTGGAGATACAGTTATGATTGGTAATAAAGAAATAGATTTGAGCAAGGTGGGGCCTGAAACGAGAAAAAGATTAGAAAAGATGAACGTAGGAGAGAAGCTAGCAGATAAAGTTAAGAATGAAGGTATTAATGTAAAATTTACAAAAGATAAAGATGGAACAATAAGTGGTGCTTCACAAAGTGGTGGTGAGCCAGGTCAAGTTGTTTCCACAGGAGGAACAAACTTAGAAAAATCAAAGAGTGTTAAACCAGAAAAAACTTTTGGTGAAAAATTTATGAATATATTCAAAGGAGATAAAAAAGAAAAGAGTAGTCAACTTTTATCAAGTATGCCGAGTTCTAAGTATAGTCCTAACACTAACATCTCCTCTGATGAGTCTATAAAAACTGCAGCTAAAGGTTTAATGACACCACCACCGCCACCACAATCAGAAACAGTGGTTCTACCAGAACAATCTGGTGGCGGTGGCGGTGGCGACAGCATACCACAAGGTTCTCCACCTTTTAGTAGTTCCACACCTAGTCATTCAGAATTAGGCCCTACCAATAGTCCAGTGCCTTTTATTGACGTAATCTCTAATCAATATCTATCGGTGGTATAAAATGACGATAACATCTAAAAATTTATTTCCTAACAATGAATTACCAGATCTGCCAGGTCTTGGTGGTGGAGGTGGTGGTACAAATGCAATCACAAGTAAAGCAAAAAGTAAAACATTAGGTACTTATATGAGTGACGCATTTAAAATATCAACTATCCCTGCTAGATTTTTACTTGGAATAAAATCACCAGAGGATCCTTTATCAAAATTCGCTGCTCCTAGCACCCCAGAAGATAAGGTAAGTAGTGCAATTTCTAGTTATAATCAGAGTGTACAACCAGACCTCACTGAACAAAACAATATGAAAAATATATCTACTAATATAAATCAAGATGTAGGTCAATCTAGAGGAGTGACCACAGTGATTCAACCACAAGTGAGGACAGTCACTCAACAAGTACCAACGCCAGTACCAATGAGGAAACAAGGTAAAACACAGATATTGCCAGTTGGTATATTAATGGGCAATTCAATAGCTAAAATGATAAAATAATGGAAAATAGATTTATAATCAAAGAATGTTCATTAGTGCCATCAGAGGGTTCTTCTTTAAAAGAGGAGTTCAATATAGCTGCTGGTAATCCAAACATCACATATTTTGAGAGTATAAAAAGTCCAGCTATATCAGTGTCGTTACAATTCATTGACGTTGACCAACTGATAAGTCGTCAGGGTGTAACTGGTGGAGAGTATTTATCTTTAAGAATCGGTGTCAAGGGATATGATGAGGATTTTGAAATTAAACCAGATAAACATTTATTAATGCTTAATACTGTAAGGGATGTTACAACATCTTCATCTACTCAACAAGCGACTCTAGAGTTTTTATCTGTTGAATCAATTATCAATGAGACTGCAAGAGTGAGTCAAAGATTCACTGGTAATGTCACTGAAACTGTGAAAAAATTAATGAAAGGGAAAAAGGGAATTGAAACAAAGAAAAATTTAGATAGTGATAGGGCATCAAACGCATATTCATTTGTAGGTAATTTAAAAAGACCCTTTGATACAATTCAATGGTTATGTTCAAAAACTCAATCATCAAAAGATGGATATGGTTTTTTATTTTTTGAAACTCTTGATGGTTACGTTTTTAGATCAATACAATCATTGTTGGAAGAAGAAGGTGTTGAATATAAAAAATCAGAAAAACCAGAAGGTGTTGGTGATGATTTTAGAATTTTAGAAAATAATTTGAATCAAACAAATGATATTGGTATGGGTTGTAGAATGGGAATGTATGCAAATAAAACAATTTA